TTGTTGCGGTCATTGATCACGTATTGGCCCACGCTCTTACCCCTTCGCAGGAACCTAAAAACGTCAACTGCCCGGAAACAGTTGGCTGATATATGCAGCCTGTTCTGCATAAGTAAGTCCTTTAGCAGCTTAACCCTCTGCCTGACAGACCCGGAAAACTTAGGTGCGCCTATTAAGTTGATACGCCCCCCGCTGGCGGCAGCAACCACCCTGTGGTCATATGTGTTGGCTGAAGCCCTGTACCTGACCATTGAAGATGTGTCAGACCAGTGAGTCCACCTAACCGCCCTCCCTATGTGGGCCTCCAGTTTCTCTATTTTCTCCATCGCCTCCCCCGTGAAATCTTCTAGTGATACGTCCTGTTGAAGGACTACTAGCTCGTCAAGGACTGTCCATCTGGCCCCATTCAAAGTGTTCACCTTCTCCAATATATGGAATGCGTGGTTCCTATCCCCTAAATCCCAACCACCTATAAGCTCGGTACAGTTGTCGGTTGGCAGGATCACATCCCACTCTGATTCAATTGGGCTATTGGCGTCTCCAACCACATGGGTGTCGTATTTAAACACTTTCCCAAAGTGAGAGTTTGTTGAGGAAGCCGTCCATTTCCCAAGCACATACCTGTCAAACATCTCAGGGTCTCCCCGGAAGGTGGCTATCAAGTCCTTCTTGTCGTACTCGGAAAGGTACGGGTTGTCATCAATCATGGCCTCAATGATCTTAAACTGGTCGGCATACTCAGGGTCAGGGTGGTCTTCCTTGATTGGTTCTTCATACCAAAGCTTGTAAATCCAACTGTTGGTTCCCTCTTCCGCCGGGTTGGTGTCTCCTATCCACTGGTGGGCTGTGTAAGCCAGCCCCGGCAGGCGCAACTGACCTTTGGATATTGAGAAGACACAGGAGTCCTTGAAGTTGGATAGCTCACTGAAGAAGATCAGGGAGAATCTGGTTCCCTTGATTTTCTCCTCTATGTCATGGTCTACATCCAGTGAATGTAGCTGTATTTCCGTCTCATTCCCGTACATATTAGCCACCCTCATGTAGTGCATCTTGGTGACGCCGTCTACTTTAGGAGCCACGGTCACCCTGAACCCGGAAAGGTTCTCTTCCCATTCTGGGACAATCAGATCAACCAGATCAGACCAGACCCCAGACTTGGCGTTCCTTATTGTCTTGCAGAATATGCCAACCCTACCGCTCTTGGTTTCCCAGCAGTGCCGGACAAGCCTATGAAGGACGCCTATTGTCTTTGAGGAATATCTAGGCCCACTCACCAGAAGGTATCTTTTGGTGCAGTTGAATATTTCTAGCTGCTTTGGTGATATACTAGGATACCAGCAGCCACTAGCATCAAGCGGCATATCTGTGCTATTTTAAGCGTTTGCGAGCATTATGGCAAATGAACTAAGGATAGACCTGACAGACCCTGCCATGCAGGAGGCATTCGCAGAGTGCCAGCCCGGTGAAACACATACTATCACACTGGATGTGGTGGTGTCTGAGAACGCAGAGGAACTGGTTGCTGACGTTGACCCAGACTCAGTTGAGAAATACGCAGGGGAGTACGATGAGTACGACGAAGAGGGTGGCCCAAAGGCAGTCGCCCTGTTATTGAAGGCGGATGCCCAGAAAGCGTAAGAAGGATGTATTGGTTAACTACAAGGAGGACGGCACGGTTGACGCTGAAATATTTCTAAGAGACCTTGCTCCCCGCAGGGGCAGGGGATACCGCAGTGTCCTCTACTTTGAAGGGAAGGTGAAGGCGTCAGGGATGGAAGGGTATGTTAAACTTTGGAGGCCAGTGACCAAGACGAAGAGAAAAGAGATAATGCGTCAATTTCATAAGAACATGGTGGCGAGCAAATCACCGAAGATAATCTGATGATTGATCTAAAAGTATTAAACAAGAGAGGTGTAACAGCGGACGCGGCGAAGGCCGTCTTCTCTGGAGAAGGCGAGAACATATCCCCGAAAGGGAAAGCCCTCCTTGACCGGATCAAGAACCGTGTTGATGACGGACTGAACAGGTGCATCAAGAACCACAAGATATATCATGCGCTTGACTTGGCGTGGGACACGCCGCTTCAACAGATAAGCAGCACACTGGCCCATTCCATCTCAGACAAAGACCTGAGCGATGAGACGGTGTTGAACGCAGCCAAGGACTGGGGTCTTACCGGACTTATAGAAGATGTCAAAGACACAAAGGGCCAGAGGAAGAGGCTGAACCTGCCCATGTTTTTCAACATCTTCGTCCCGCTGGTCAGGTCTTATGTCACCATCAGGTGGGCTAGAATTTATAATGACAGAAGGCAGTACCCGTTGTTCAAGTTTGAGATGGGGAAGAACACCACAACAAACAAGTTGCGCGGTGAGATTCTCACAGACAGGGTGCAGGTGATGTCAAACCAGTACGGCTACAGTGAACTACTGAAGCAATCCATATTTCATATGCTTCACTACGGCTGGGCAGCGCAGTTTCCGCAGGAGGAATGGCACACAGAGAAGCAGGTAGTCCTTGATAATGCGGGAGAAGAGGAGGAGAGGTATGTTAAGGAGGGAATCCGCTACAACCTACCCCACCCAAGCAGAGTTTTCTTTGATCAGGCGCACAGGCCAACAACATTCAACTCCGACTCAGGCTGTGAGTACGCTGGCTACTGGAGGCTGATGCGCTACGGGGATTTAAGGAACAACAAGAAGTTGTGGAACACAGACAAGATCACATACGGAAGAACCACGGATTTACTAAGCAGGGCCAAGACCTACCTTGAACTGGTGTCGCCATGCACAATGGAGTTCCCAAGAAGCCGTTCTGCCTTTGGCCTTACGGACAGGGAAGCCGAACTTGACGCCGTCTACAGGACTTCAGACGACGACAAGGCTGTGCTTGTGACAGAGTATTATGAAAAGATTATTCCAAAGGATCACGGGTTGGGTGATTACGATAATCCTGTTTGGTTCCGCTTCTGTATTGCTAATGATGACATTGTTCTTTATGCCGCTCCTGTACCTTACTGCCCTGTTGTTTACTATGCTTACGACCCACATGAAGGGAAAAGCATCAACTCGTCACTGAGTCTAGAGATCGTCCCATTCCAAGACCAGATAGGGAATCTCCTCAGCCAGTACTTGCTGAGTGTTAAGCAGAATCTGGCCAACATGACCTTTGTGGATACCGATCAGGTTCCCAAGGACATGATAGACAAGCTACAGAACTGGGGGGAGAAGCTGTTCCGCAGCCTGAACTTCATGCCGTTCTCGTCCAGACAGAACAAGTTTGCACAGAGTGACGTGAGGGAAGCTTTTAATTCTGTACGGTTCACTGCGCTGGATACCAACGGAATTGTTGGGGCCATGCGTCAGGTCATAGATATGCTTGAGCGCCTTCTTGTTATCTCTGCACAGGAGATAGCACAGGTTGCCAGCCATGAGCAGACAGCGGAGGAGGTGCGTACTGTTGCAAGCACAACCACTACTCGCCTTGCCTTCACGGCCACGGCAGTTGATGACGCCATGCTTGCATGGAAGGAACAGCTTTATAAGGGGCTGATGGCGTATGGAGAGGAAGAGGTTTATGCTGAGATCAACTCTGGCTATACACCGGAACAGATCAATGACCTAGGGTTCACGGTGGAGGAAGAGGACTTTGACCGCTCTGGCCTTATTGGGGTGAGAGGGAAGAAGACGGCCCTTGACCTTGAGGTGATAGGTTCCTACCGGGATACCTTGGACAGGGTGTCAGACAAGGAGTTTGCTGCCGCCCTCACCCAGCTATTCCAGATGATTTCCAACGATCAAGAGATACGCCAGTCAATAGGCGTGGATCAGATTCTGGACGTGGTCAACCAGATTGGAACTATGCTTGGACTTCCAAAGGACTTCAGGTTACAAAAGCTGGAAGCCGAGGAAGGCGGGCAACCAGCGCAGGCTGACCAGATGGCAGCGGTTGCAGAAGAAATTAGGAACTCTATTATTAATGAGGTAGGCGAAGCACTGAAGCCCTTAGCTGAAAGCACACAGCAA